AAGCGTCGAGACAGCACAAAGGCTATTGAGGATGGGGCCGACTTCCAAGACGATCTGCTTGCAAGGCCTAACTGATGACACGCGGCGAAAAGGTCTGCGCTTTTGTTGAGCGTTACTGCAAGGTTCCTGAAGGGAAGCACGTTGGCCAGCCTCTGAAGCTGATGGCTTTTCAGCGCAAATTCATCTTGGACATCTACGACAACAAGGTCGGGACCAGCCGCGCCTATTTGTCGGTCGGTCGCAAGAACGGCAAATCGGCTTTGATCGCCGCGATCCTGCTTGCCCACATCGTCGGCCCAGAGGCACGGCAGAACAGCCAGATCATCAGCGGCGCACGCAGCCGAGATCAGGCCAGCCTCGTTTTTAAGCTGGCCGAAAAGATGGTCAGGCTCTCGCCGGAACTGTCCAAGATTGTGCGGATCGTGCCGTCGCAGAAATCGCTGATCGGACTGCCGATGAACGTGGAATACAAAGCCATCAGCGCGGAGGCTGGGACGGCCCACGGCCTTTCACCTGTGCTGGCGATCTTGGATGAGGTGGGTCAGGTGCGTGGGCCGACCGATGCTTTCATCGAAGCCATTGAAACCGCACAGGGCGCGCATGACGATCCGCTGTTGATTGCCATCAGCACGCAGGCGGCGACAGATGGCGACCTGTTCAGCATCTGGCTGGATGACGCCAAGAACGCGAAGGACAAGCGGATCGTCAGCCATGTCTACACCGCGCCGGAAGGCTGCGAGGTGATGGACCGCAAAGCGTGGGCGGCGGCCAATCCAGCCTTGGGCGAGTTTCGCAGCCTGACCGACATTGAGGACTTCGCCAAGCAGGCAGACCGCCTACCCGCCAAGGAGAACAGCTTTCGCTGGCTGTTCCTGAATCAGCGCATTGAGGCGACCAGCCCGTTCCTGAACCGCAGCGAATGGGAGGCCAACGCCGAGGAGCCAGAGGTTGAGACGGGCGCGCTGTGCTATGCAGGGCTTGACTTGTCGGCCAGCCGAGACTTGACGGCGTTTGTGATGGTGTTCCCGCAGGACGGCATTTATCACGTTGTGCCTCAGTTCTTCATGCCAGCGCAGGGCATCCGTGAGAGGGCCAAAGAGGACAAGGTGCCTTATGATGTCTGGGCGGATCAAGGCTTCATCACGCTGATCGACGGCCCTGTGATCATCCCGGCCATCGTGGCGCAGGCGGTGGCCAACGCTGCGGATCAATACGATTTGCAACTGCTGGCCTACGACCGCTGGCGGATCAATGACTTCACGCGGGAACTGGATGCTATCGGTGTCAGCTTGCCGATGCAGCCGTTTGGGCAGGGCTTCAAGGACATGGCCCCGGCGGTGGACAAGCTGGAGCGGCTGGTTGCTGAACGCAAGATCAGGCACGGGGCGAACCCGGTGATGAACATGTGCGCCGCCAACGCGGTGGCAGAGCGCAGCCCAGCGGGCGACCGCAAGCTGACCAAAGCCAAATCATCTGGCCGGATCGACGGCGTGGTTGCCCTTGCGATGGCTTTGGGTGTTGAATCGCACGATGCTGGCATACCGCACTCATCGCCGTGGGACGACCCTTCCTTTACGCTTAGGCTTTGATGTGTTATCTTTCCGCGAAACCGCGTTTATGGATCGGGTCTGATGGCTTTTTTTGATCGCTTCCGCAAAGCGGAAAACCGCAATCTGGAGAATCCGACCGCGCCTGTGTCTGCGAAGGACTTCTTGCAGATCATGGGCTGGGGCGATCTTTACGCATCCTCTGGCGTCACGGTTAACGTGGACACGGCGCTGGGCGTGCCTGCGGTTTGGGCTGCGGTCAACTTCATCGCTGGCACCATCGCTGGCCTTCCTCTGCACGTTTACCGCAAGGACGCTGATGGCGGGCGGTCAAAGGTCAACAGCGAGTTGTCGCTGATCCTGCACGATGTGATCAACGAGGACATGTCGTCTTTCGAATGGCGCAAATATTCATTCGAGCAGGTTCTGACGGGCGGGCGTGCCGTAACTTACATTGAGCGCAACGCTCTGGGCCAGATCGTCAACCTTTATCCGCTGGATCCGACCAAGGTTCGCGTTGAGCGCCTCATCGATGGCCGCAAGATTTACCGGGTCAACGCAAAGGTCTATGAGGCCAGCGAGGTTCTTGACCTGCCGTTCATGCTGAAAGCCAACATGACGGACGCACGCGGGCCGATCTCGCAGAACAAAGACGCCATCGGGATGGCCATCGCGGCCAGCCGTTACGGCTCAAAGGCTTTCCAATCCGGCGGCATCCCGCCTGCCGTTTTGCAAGGGCCGTTCCAATCTGGCGCGTCTGCCAACCGGGCATCTGAGGACGTGGCCGCCACGACCTTGAAGCTGGCCAAGGAAGGCCGCCCGATCATGGCGCTGCCTCTGGGCCATGAATTGAAATCCATTGGCTTCTCGCCAGAGGACATGCAGCTTCTCGAATTACAGCGGTTCAGCATCGAACAGATCGCACGCATTTACTCGCTGCCGCCTGTGTTCCTGCAAGACCTGACCCACGGCACATTCAGCAACACGGAACAGCAGGATTTGCACTTCGTGAAGCACACCGTGAAGCGGTGGGTCGAGCAGTTCGAGCAGGAGATGAACCTTAAGTTCTTCGGGCGCGGCTCTGATTTCTATGTGGAATTCAACGTGGACGGCCTTCTGCGCGGCGATCTCAAGTCGCGGATGGAGGCTTATGCAACGTCGATCCAAAACGGCATCCGCACGCCAAACGAGGTGCGCGCCATTGAGAACATGGAAGCCATGCCGAATGGTGATGATCTCTTGATTCAAGGCGCGACTGTGCCGCTGGGAAGCCAGCCCAACACGGGGGTGCCTAATGCCAGTGCCTAACGATGCGATGGCTGACGAGGCTCAGCGTGGCCTAGATTGGCGGCGCGAGTTTGGGCGCGGCGGCACCGAGGTTGGCATTGCCCGTGCGCGGGATATCTCTAACAAGGTTGACCTGTCGATGGACACGGTGCAGCGCATGGCCAGTTACTTTGCGCGCCATGAAGTTGACAAGGAAGCCGAGGGTTTCCGCCCCGGCGAAGATGGCTATCCCTCGAATGGCCGGATTGCATGGGCGCTTTGGGGCGGTGATCCGGGTCAGTCTTGGGCCAACAGAATCCTTGAAGACGAGGCCGTGGACGAGGAAGGCCGTGCTGTGATACAATCGCCGGAACAAACGGGGCTTAACATGTCTGAAAAAGAAATCCGCCGTGGAGTTCCTGTCGAAATCCGCGAAGATGATGCAGGTGAAATCAAGGTTTCCGGCTATGCCGCCGTCTTTGGCGAGGAAACCAACATCGGCGGCATGTTCACCGAGGTTATTGAGCGCGGAGCCTTCAAAAAGGCCATCGGACGCGATGATGTGGTTTTCCTGATCAACCATGAGGGCTTGCCGCTGGCACGCACGCGATCCGGCACGCTGAAGCTGAAGGAAGATCAGCGTGGGCTTTACATGGAGGCCATGCTTGACCAGTCCGACCCGGATGTTCGCAGCATTGTGCCGAAAATGAAGCGCGGCGATCTGGACAAGATGTCTTTTGCCTTCTTGCCTGTGCGTCAGGAATGGAATGACACCATGAAACCGCCTCGGCGCACGATCCGCGAAGCACAATTGTTTGACGTTTCTATCGTCACGACCCCAGCCTACAACGGCACTGAGATCGCATTGCGGTCTTTGCAGGAACATCGTGAGGCAAAGGCCAAGTCGCAGGCCGCACGCCGCATGCGAATGAAAGCAACGCTGGCTGGCATTGAGGCCCGCAACGAATATCTTGTGCCGCCTGAGCCGCAGCCTGAGATCGTTTCTGGCAGTGTCAATGCGATCAACACCCAGAACGCCATCGATAACTGGAACCTCGGCCCAGAAGCAGCGTCTGATGAACCCGGCGCGAACCAAGAATATTGGGCAAAGATGGCTGATGTCTGGAGCATCAACGAGGCAGAAGCCCGTCGCCAGCTCTGCGCCAATTGCGAATACTTCAACAACACGCCTGAAATGCTAAAGGCGATGGAAGACATCCCGCGCAATGACTTCGACACCAACGCTGGCGGTCGCGGTTGGTGCGAGAAGCTTGAATTTATCTGCCACAACCTG